AGGATGCTTGCCCATTATCTTGCAAGATGGGACGGAGGAAGGTATGCAAAAGTGTTACTGCATGGTGACATACACCAAGAAAATGCTGATAAGATCGGTATTAGTAGATCACAAGTTAAGACCGTCACCTATGCATTTTTGTATGGGGCAGGCGATATAAAAATAGGACACTCTTATGACAAACAGCTTTCCGAGGACAAGGCGAGAAAAAAAGGTAAAGAAATTCGTAAAGCTTATGTTGACGCCATACCAGGTCTTAAGAAATTTCTGGAGGCAGTACACAAAGCTAGTGAGAGGGGTTATGTTCGCGGACTCGACAACCGTCGTATCCTCGTTGACTCGCGGCACAAATCCGTCAATTATCTCATCCAAGGATCATCGGCGATCCTCGCCAAAAGATGGATGGTATTAGCCCATGAATCTTTACCAAAAACTGCTCGACAACTTGCATTCGTTCATGATGAACTACAATTTGAATGCGAAGAAAAAGATGTAAAGGATCTTAGGTTCTTACTTGAACTAACAGCCGTGCAAGCAGGGGAATATTACAAACTTAGATGCCCTGTTGCTGCTGAATCAAAATCAGGAGGTACATGGGCAGACGTACATTAATTTATGAAAATTTTATGCGATGCAGACTTCATCGTCTACAAATCGTGCGCTGCTGCAGAAAGTGAAGTTGATTTTGGTAACGATGTTATCCTTGTCACTTCTAATTTTAGTGATGCGTACGCCGCCACAAAACGAGAACTTACCAAACTTCAAAACAAATTTGGGGCATTCTCTGATATAATACTGTTCTTTTCTGACAGTATAAATTTTAGGAAAAAAATTATGGCCGATTATAAAGGTCATCGAAATCGAAAAAAGCCCTGCGGTTATAAACGTGTCATCAATGCTCTTCGAAAAGAGTATAAGGTTATTTTAAAACCCACGTTAGAAGCCGACGATAGTATGGGTATTTATAGTACAAAGTATCCTGGTAATATGATCGCTTCTCCTGATAAGGATATGCGTCAAATACCTGGCAAACTATATAACTTCGAGGAAGTTTTCACAATAACGCCTGACGAAGGTGCTGCATGGCATCTAACACAATCAATGGCCGGAGATCAAACAGATGGATATTCTGGTGTTCCTGGTATTGGTGTTAAAAGAGCTGAAGTATTATTTAAAGAAAAAGGTTGCTCTTGGAAAACAGTAGTCGAAGCGTTTGAGGAAAAAGGATTAACTGAAGAACATGCTTTAGTTAATGCTAGACTTGCACGTATTCTAACAGCTTCTGATTATGACTTCATCAAAAAACAACCCAAATTATGGACCCCCTCCTCCGGTTACAAAGTTAACGTTGGAGCAGGATCTAAAAATGAGACTACTTGAAGACAGATTAAAGAGTGGCGAAGTCCATTATAAGGATTTCGCTACGGTCTTCCTAGCCTTACAGAAACAGAATTTTGTTCTGTGTAATTCACTCATGAATTTAATAGAGAAATGGCCTACGGACCCACCTACTATAAACGAGGTTCCAGCGATGTTTGGGATTTTATTAGAGAACAGGGATTAAATTTTCACCTTGGTAATGCTATAAAATATATTTGCAGAGCAGGGTATAAAGAAAGTAAAACTAAAGATTTAAGAAAAGCAATTCACTACTTAGAAAACGAACTCCACCATGAAGAAAAGCTTCTTGACAGACCAAGCGAAAGAATTCAGGGAAAAGTACAACATCCAGAACTCCCAAGTTTTAGGGACACGCACATATCAGAAAAATCTGATTGTTGAAGAATTCAAAGAATTTATAGAAGCAGAAGGTATGTTATTCAGAAAGAATCCAGACATACATGCTGATACCTTAAAAGAATTAGCTGATTTAGTTTATGTATGTTATCAGTATGCTGCTAATATGAATTGGTTCCTGGATGAAGCTTTAGATAGAGTACACAAAAGTAATATGTCGAAACTCGGAGACGACGGTAAACCAATATACCGAGATGATGGAAAGGTTCTCAAAGGACCAAATTATGCACCACCAGATTTAAGAGACTTAATTTAAAATGACCGCAGAACTTATCTCCCGCACTGGTCGGGTCCAATCATGGTTGGATAACCCAGAATCTAGACTCCCAGTGAGCTGCACCGTGTTCGTCGTCGAAGACTCGATGGAAGGACCAGAAGGTATTGAAGCAAGCTGGAGGTTTGTGTCTCATGCTTTAAGGCATGGGGCAGGGTGTGCAGTACACCTTTCTAAACTGAGACCACGTGGTCATGAAAATGGAAAAGGCTTAACAGCTAGTGGTCCAGTTTCTTTTGCAAAAATTTATTCAGTATTAAATGAAACACTCAGAAGGGGTGGGCATTATAAAAACGGGGCTGTTGTGGCTCACCTTGATATTAACCATCCCGATATCCTTGAGTTCGTGCAGCTTCCCCGTTCCGAAGCTCCCTGGATTAAAAGATGCGTCAACCTTGATACCGGACTCTGGAACTCCACAGATGCCAGAGTTAAAGACGCCATCCTTTACGGAATCAAATCCGGTGACATCTGGCTCAACAAAATAAGATATGACAAAGACTCTAAACGAATTCGTGGAAACGTCTGCCTTGAAGTATACCTGCCTTCACGAGGAACGTGCTTGTTACAGCATGTCAATCTCGGTGCCTGTAAGGTCGCAGACATCAGGACAGCTTTCACTCAGGGTATGTCCGAGTTGTGCGATCTCCATGGCCGGACAGGTGTTGGAGGAACTGGAGAGTACCTTCCAGCGGCAACAGATAGGCAGGTCGGACTCGGAATGCTCGGTCTGGCCAACCTCTTAAAATTAAATAAGGTTAGTTATGACTCCTTTGGAAGTGCGTTGGCTAAAGTCAATGCAGGCGAGTCGGTTGATGGCATCGCAGGTGAGATTGCTTGGCAATTTAAGCTGGGTATTGAATCTGCCGCATCAGTGGCTCGCGATAATAGGATGGTTCGAGCCTTTGCTATCGCACCAACTGCCTCGTGCAGTTATCGAAGCAAAGATCTGGATGGCTATACATGCGCACCAGAGATCGCTCCACCTATCGCACGATCCATCGATAGAGATTCAGGAACATTTGGTGTAGAACACTATGATTATGGCGATGTAGAAATCGCTAGTGAAGTAGGTTGGGATGCTTACAAACAAGTAGCAGATCAACTGATGATTATGTTAGAAAATACAGGACTTCTTCACGGCTATTCATTTAATAGCTGGAGTGACGTCGTTACATACGACAGGAACTTCGTGGAAGAGTGGTTGCTATCACCCCAGACCTCCTTATACTACTCCCTGCAGGTGATGAATGATACACAAGATAAAACTAGTGCATATGCTGCATTAGGTGAAGATGATGTTGAAGATTACTTACAGGATATACTCGGAAACGAGCCAGTAACTTGTGACTGTCAAGAATAATGAAGAAAGATCCTTATGAAAAATTACTTGGGAGAAAGCGTAAGTGGACTCCCGTTCAAACCACAGCTGGTAAACTCAAAGAAGGTGCTGAAGAAACCATCTACCGTGCTCTTGCAATACGCCACATGGAGTTACCAGTTGGCGAGTGGGTTACAGAAAGCCTTGATAAAGGCGTTCCCGAATCTGCTAGAGTACTGTTAGAATCAAACATTAAAGATGAAGAGAATCATGACCTTGCTCTTGGGTATATTGCTAATTCAATTGGGACTGACCCTACGGCTGAGGCAGAAGCACTCCGATTGAGAACAGCTTGGGAAGAACACCCTGATCACACTATATTAAAAGCTTTGGTAGCTGAACGTGCTATATTCTTTGTACTTCTTCCTTTTTTTAGGTTTTGTGGTGATGCTGGTCTCAGAACGGTATCAGCTGATATTTCCAGAGACGAACAAATACACGTTGCCTGTAATTCTCTCGTATGTACTGATATGGGCTATACTCCTAGTCAATCTTTGGATAAACTTAGGAAGGCCACCATTAACTGGGTATTCCAACCCTTAGGTATAAATACTACCGATAAATATTTGGACAAAAAATTTTGGCTGGATGCTAGTGATCGCCTAATGTATGAAGGCAAAGCCCCAGAATTTTCTGAGACACAGCGAGCTAGGATGCCAGCGTTCTTTGAACATAACAATGTCAATCTCCCTAAATACGCTTAAACTACATAACGAAAGGGTGGAAGACTTACTACAACAAGTAGAAGACCATTTTAAATGGAGACCTGTCCACCCTAAAGAACAGATAGAATCGATCATGTACAGAGCTGGTCAAGCCAGTGTTGTAGACTATATTAAATCACTACAGGAAGAAAACTAATGTGTCTAGGACCACGTGAAATCAAGGTTGAACAACCTGATCCAATTAAACCGCCCCCAATGTTAGCTACTCCTCCTCCTCCAAAAGCTACACCTGCTCCTGAGAAAGTAGAAAAGGTTGATAAAGAAGAGGATTTAGTAAGGAGTAAGAAAAAGAAAGCTAAAAAAATTGAACAATTAAAAGCAGGAGTTAAAGAATTCTCAGCAATTTCAGGTGATGTACCTGATACACCTACTCAAGGTATTACTCCGCCAGCGGAATAAATTATGAATGCACGTGAAAGGTACAATCAACTAACAACAGGTAGAAATCAGTTCCTTGATACTGCGGTTGAATGTTCCAGATTAACGTTACCTTATTTAGTACAAGAAGATTTAAGTACACGACCAACTTGGCAAAAGTTAATACAGCCTTGGCAGTCAGTAGGCTCTAAGGCTGTTGTCAATTTAGCAGCAAAATTAATGCTTGCTTTATTGCCGCCACAAACTAGTTTCTTTAAGTTACAAATTAGAGATGACAAGTTAGGTGAAGATATACCAAGACAAGTTAGAAGTGAACTAGATCTATCTTTCTCCAAGATGGAGAGAATGATAATGGATTATATTAATGCCTCTAGTGATAGAGTTGTAGTTCATCAGGCACTAAAACATTTAATAGTATCTGGTAACGCATTAATATTTATGGGTAAAGATGGTTTAAAAAACTATCCCTTAAACCGTTTCGTTGTCAGTAGAGATGGTAATGGTAACGTTTGTGAAGTAGTAACAAAGGAACTTATAAGTCGAAGGATGCTTGGTATGGATCTGCCAGTATCGAAACCTAATTCCCCTGGGGATGATGGTCATAAGACAGGATCCGATGATAATGATGTTGAGGTATACACCTACATCCGAGTGGATGAAAGCAGTGGGAGATGGGTCTGGCACCAGGAAGCATTCGATAAGATCTTACCTGGAAGCCGTAGCACAGCTCCAAAAAAAGCTAATCCATGGTTAGTACTCAGATTCAATACAGTAGATGGTGAAGATTACGGAAGAGGTAGAGTCGAAGAGTTCTTAGGTGATTTAAGATCACTTGAAGGACTGTCACAAGCCTTAGTCGAAGGTAGCGCAGCAGCTGCTAAAGTAGTATTCTTAGTATCACCTTCATCAACTACTAAGCCACAAACTATAGCTCAAGCTGGTAATGGTGCAATCGTACAGGGTAGACCTGACGATGTTGCTGTGATTCAAGTAGGTAAAACTGCTGATTTCAGAACAGCTGCTGAACAATCCGGTACTTTAGAGCGTAGAATAAATGATGCTTTCCTTGTCTTACAAATTAGACAAAGTGAACGCACAACTGCTGAGGAGGTACGCCTTACTCAGATGGAACTAGAACAACAATTAGGTGGGTTATTCTCACTGTTAACTGTTGAGTTCTTAGTACCATACTTAAATAGAACGTTACATATATTGCAACGTAGTAATCAAATACCTAAGTTACCTAAAGATTTAGTTAGACCACAGATAGTTGCTGGTGTTAACGCATTAGGTAGAGGACAAGATCAGCAAAGTTTAATACAATTTATTCAAACCCTTGCACAAACAATGGGTCCAGAAGTTATAGGACAATTCCTAAAACCTGATGAATATATTAAACGTCTTGCTGCATCACAAGGTATTGATACATTGAATCTTGTTAAGACTGAAGAAGAGTTACAACAAGAATTACAAGCACAACAACAAGCCGCTCAACAGCAAGCTCTATTAGAACAGACAGGTCAAATGGCTAATTCTCCATTGGCTGATCCAACTAAGAACCCTGCTGCAGGAGAAGCATTTCAGAATATAATTAATGGACAAAACCAAACCATCCCGCCCGAAGAGGGTATCGAAGGCGAAGCCCCTACCGAAGGTGAGTAAACCAGAACCTTTAGATGAAAAAGAGATTGCTAAACCTACCTCTTTTGATACTAATAAATATGCTCCAAAACCATTGATCGGAGAACCTACTGTAGGTGTAGAACAAGAGTTCGTAACTACAGTTGGTCTTGGTAAATTACAAGTAACAACTGCTAACGGATTTAAAGATGACGGAAACACTGACGTATAATCCCGCCCCTGCTGATGCTCCTGAATTAACTGAAGACGAGCAGAATTCTTTAGAGGTAGCGGAGAAGTTAGGTGAAGAAGAAGCTAAACAGTATGCTGGTAAATTCGAGAATGCTGAAGAGCTTGAAAAAGCCTACATAGAATTACAAAAGAAGTTCGGTTCTAAAGAAGATGATGATAAGGCTGAAAAAGCTGAACCTGAATCTGAGAAAGAAGAGAAAGAAGAAGAAGAAAAAATAGAAGACAGTCCAGGTGTATCATTAATTAATGATGCTACCAAAGAATGGAACGAAAACGATGGTAAGTTGTCAGACGAAACCATGGCTAAGTTCTCTGACATGAGTAGCAAAGAATTAGTAGAAGCTTATATGGAAGCTTCAAAGGCAGCACCTGCTAAACAAGAAGATATAGCAACAGATTTATCTGATGAACAAGTTAAAAATGTACAAGATTCAGTAGGTGGTGCTAAGCAATATGACGCTATATTACAATGGGCTGTAGATAATTTAGATCAATCTGAAATAAAAGGTTTTGATTCCGTTGTAGAATTAGGTAATCCAGAAGCTATTAAAATAGCAATCTCTGGAATGAAATCTAAATATGACGAAGCTAATGGTTACGAAGGTCGTATGTTACAAGGTAAACCTGCCCAAACATCAAACGATGCTTTCCGTAGTCAAGCTGAAGTAGTCAAAGCTATGAGTGATCCTCGCTATGATAGTGACCCTGCTTATCGTCAGGATATATACGATAAACTAGAAAGATCCAACTTAAAATACTAATCATAAAAAACTATGGCTGATAGAGTAAGAAATGATGGAGTAGATACAACTGGTTATGATCCAGAACAAAGACCTGATGCTATGCAAACTAAGTATGAGGTTAGTACAACTGGTGACCGTTGGTTTATTCCTTACGACCCTACCCAATCAATGGCTGATCAATTAGCCCATAATAAAAAAGTTGTAGGCCGGACCGTCGATAATACTGACGCTGGCGTAGAGATGTAAAGTAGAATCATTGGCGGCCCGAACAGTTCATCGTCACCGCCACTGATTGTTATTTTATTTTTTTAATATGACCGTTATAACTGAATACGGTAAACAAAACATTTTCCCCCATGAACCTCAACCTATAGTTATGAACAACAACGACAACATGCACAATGCTGAAGAACTGAATGGCCGTTTAGCCATGATCGGTATAGCTGCTGCTCTCGGAGCTTACATAACAACAGGACAAATTTTACCTGGCATTTTCTAAATGGCAACTACAGTAACATTAACAAAACCAACTAACAACTGGCAGAGTTTTTGTGACTGGGTTACTAGTACCGACAACCGCATTTATGTAGGTTGGTTCGGTGTTCTAATGATCCCTGCACTACTAACAGCAGCAACTGCTTTTCTTATAGCTTTTGTTGCCGCTCCTCCAGTTGATATAGATGGTATTCGCGAACCCGTAGCTGGTTCTCTTCTATATGGAAACAACATCATCTCAGGGGCAGTCGTCCCGTCAAGTAACGCCATCGGTATGCATTTCTACCCAATTTGGGAAGCTGCTACAATTGACGAATGGCTCTACAATGGAGGGACGTATCAACTCGTCATCTTCCACTTCCTCATTGGCATCTGCGCTTACATGGGACGCCAATGGGAACTTAGTTATAGATTAGGCATGCGCCCGTGGATATGCGTAGCTTATTCAGCACCAGTGTCTGCAGCTTTTGCAGTCTTCCTTGTATATCCTTTTGGACAAGGGAGTTTCAGTGATGGTATGCCTCTTGGTATTTCAGGCACTTTTAATTTTATGTTTGTGTTTCAGGCAGAACATAATATTCTTATGCATCCTTTCCACATGCTCGGTGTTGCAGGGGTATTCGGCGGAGCTTTATTCGCTGCTATGCACGGAAGTCTTGTTACTTCCTCGCTTATTGCAGAAACGACTGAAGAAGTATCACAAAATTATGGATATAAGTTCGGTCAAGAGGAAGAGACGTATAATATCGTTGCGGCTCATGGCTACTTTGGGAGACTTATATTCCAGTATGCTTCTTTTAATAATAGCCGTTCTCTTCATTTTTTCCTGGCTACTTGGCCCGTCGTTTGCATATGGATTACCGCTATGGGAGTTTCAACCATGGCGTTCAATCTTAACGGATTTAATTTCAACCAATCCGTGGTTGATGCAAATGGCCAAGTCGTTCCTACCTGGGCTGACGTCTTAAACAGAGCGAACTTAGGTATGGAAGTAATGCATGAAAGAAACGCTCACAATTTCCCGCTTGACTTAGCGGCGACAACGGAGAAACAATATGCCTAAAGGCAAAGGTACTTACGGTACAAAGAAAGGGAGACCCCCTAAAAAATAATACAAACGCCACGTCCGTTCATCCATTTTTATGGACGCATGAAAACCAAGGCATGGAACGGGGCTTTGGTAGATTAAGGTATTACTATGACTTTAACCTATCGTGGCGTGAAGTATGTAAAAACTACTCACACAAATTCTAAATAACTTAATGAAAAAACTTGCTCTAGCCCTAGCGGCATCTATCGCTTCAGCTCCTGCAATTGCTGGACCTTATGTAAATGTAGAAACTAATGGTAACTACACTGGATCTGATTACACTTCCAGAGCTACTGATCTACATCTAGGTTTTGAGAACACACTAGGTTCTTTTGACTGGTATGCACAAGGCGGTAAGACAATCAATGCCGCTGATGGTGTTGACTCTGAATCTAATTGGTCTGGTAAAGTAGGTGGTTCTGTAGCAGCTACTGATAAGCTAGGTATCTATGGTGAAGTAGCTTTCTCAAATGTATTTGATGAAGATACTGATAACACATGGGGTACTAAGCTCGGGGCTAAGTATAGCTTCTAATGCATAAATGTTTACAATCACCGTGGAGTGTCTTAACGATACTCCTGGTGGTTTTCATTTATATAGAAGGTCTACATATGACAGAACATCAGCATTGTAGATCCTGCCCACCGTGCGAAACCACGGAAAACTATTAACGTCTTACGTAGCGGAACTACGTGAGGTCAATCTTTTAATACTTATTTTTTATTATGCCTTTTACTTCTAATGCAACAGCTGGTACTGTAGTTTATACTCCAGAAGGTTTCTATTCCTCTGGTGGTATTCTTGATGCTAATAGTGCTTCCGTTACTAACAGTGCAACTGTTGTTACTGCAGGTACAGGATTACAAATTCCTCTTGGTGGATACGAAAGAGTCATAGGTCAGTATAGAATCTGGTATGATACAGATGCTGATAATGATTTCCGCTTCTGCATTGATACTACAGATGCTTCTGGTACAGCCTTTAACTCAAACATTAACTATGCTGTTCAAGCAGTAGTTGGTGGTGATGCTCTTGGTTCTGAAACAGCAACTAATGCTCCATCTCTATCAGCAAGTGCTACCGTAACTAACGGTCAAGGTACTGAACTTCTATTAGTTGATGATGGTGATGAAGATCATTACGCCACTATTAGCTTTAAAATCGAAAATCAAACCGCTACTAAAGGTAAGGTAGATTTTCTATTTGCACAAGGAACAGCTACAGGTTCAACAGCAACCTTTATATATGCTGGTTCCCATGTTATGTGGAAGAAGTACTAAACACTTCGGATTGGAGGCACCTCAGAGTCGGACCTCCTTTTCTTTGGCTTATGGCCCACCACGGTGGATACCCTTAAGCTGTCTAGACGGTGGGATAGACCACAAAATAATTCGAAAAAATTTCTCAACGTTGAGAGTCTGTAAACTTATACAAACTCTTTAATATAATGGCTAACGCCACACAATCAGTACTCGGTGCGCTGAATAAGGCGGTCTCTAATACCGCTGGATCTCAGGTATATAACACCAAGTACGCAACCTATTTAAAGCTGTTCTCAGGTGAGCTATTCAAAGCTTACGAAAGTGCTACGATTGCACGAGATACAGTACAAAGACGTACCCTAAAGAATGGACGCTCATTACAGTTCATCTTCACGGGACGCATGCAAGCGGCATACCATACTCCTGGTGAGCCTATCTTGGGTTCAGGCGATCCACCAGTAGCTGAGAAGACCATCAATTGTGATGATCTACTCATCTCTAGTGCATTCGTATATGATCTCGATGAGACACTTGCACACTACTCTCTAAGATCAGAGATCTCTGCTAAGATCGGTCACGCTCTTGCAGAAGCTTATGATAAGAAAGTCTTCCGTACAATTGCTCTAGCAGCAAGGCAGTCTCATCCTATCTCAGCATCTCCAGGTCCAGAACCAGGTGGTACTCAGATTGAATTAGGAGTAACTAAGGAGTATGAAGCTCAATCATTAGTAGATGCCTTCTTTGAAGCAGCAGCTGTTCTAGATGAAAAGAACCTACCTAAGACAGGACGTACAGCCGTACTAAACCCACGTCAGTACTATGCCCTTGTATCTCAGGTATCTTCTAACATTCTTAACAGAGACTATGGTAACTCACAAGGTAACCTAAACTCTGGTGAAGGTCTAGTTGAAATTGCTGGTATTCAAATCAAGCGTTCTAACAACCTACCTTTCCTTGCTGGTACAGTTAATTCAGTATCTGGTGAGAACAATGATTACAACGGTGACTTCTCTACACACTGCGGTCTTATCTATCAGAAAGATGCAGCTGGAATTGTAGAAGCCATTGGACCACAAGTACAAGTAACGGGCGGCGACGTTTCCGTACTGTACCAAGGTGATGTGATGGTTGGAAGATTGGCTATGGGTTGCGCTCATTTGAACCCTGCAGCTGCGATTGAATTAACTTCCGCACGTAGCTAATTATGTCACTTAATCCTGGAACAGATACAACTATAACTAGAGAAACAGGGAATGGTGCTTCCTTAAGTGGAATTGGACAGGTTGATAAATCAATCACTAAAAATCCTCCTACTCCTTTAGAGTATGGAAGGAAGCATTTGAGTCCTGCTAACATAGGTACAGTTTCTTAACAATATAATACTATGGCAGTCCCAACAGCAGTTGGAGAATACGGTTCATGTCAAGGTACAGAGACCCGTCTATCTCCTTCTAAAACTAGTGGTGGTGCAACTCCTTCGGCAGTAGCATCTACTACAAAAGATTTACGGTTAGCATATCATTCCGTCGGCTCCACCGGTGTTCTTGATACATGCGCCGTGGTTACAGCTCAATTACAGTAACCATACATACGGGAGGTTTTCGGACCTCCCTTTTTTTTATTCATAAATATTTATACCTATGACTTCTACTCCCACGACTATTGATATCGATACAGAACTATCCGCAGTTAATACAATCTTGGGTAGTATTGGTCAATCACCTATCTCTACATTAGATTTTGATAACCCTGAAATTGCATTCATCTATAATCTTTTGAAAGAAAGCAATCAAGATGTGCAAACTGAAGGATGGGTCTTTAATCGAGAGAATCATATCAAACAATATACAGGTTCAGATAATAAAATTATAATTGATTCTACTTATGTTAGAATTGATATGGAAGATTCATGGGATAAAACCCGTGATTTCGTAAGAAGAAAAGATACTGATGGACTTTGGAAATTATATGACAAAGTAAACCATACTTTTGAATTTCCAGATGATGATTATTTCCATGTTAATGTTGTACGGTTATTAGAATTTGAAGATATCCCTACAGTATTCCAACGTTATATAATATATAAAGCTGCTGGTAGAGCTGCAGTACAACTTGTAGCTAATCCTCAATTACAACAAATGATGGCTACATTCGAAGCGCAAGCAAGAGCTGCCTGTATGGAGTATGAATGTAATCAAGGGGATCATTCATTCTTTGGTTGGCCAGATGACTCAGCTTATCAATCCTATCAACCTTATAATTCATTAAGAAGATAATGGCAAGCGTTACGCAACAAGTTCCTAATTATGTCTTAGGTATGTCAGAACAACCAGATGAATTGAAATCACCTGGACAAGTTGTAAATTTAAAAAATGGCTTACCTGATATAACACGTGGTCTAATGAAAAGACCTGGTAGTGATTTAATATCAGCTATTACACCAGCTGCTTCAGGTAAATGGTTTTATATTTATAGAGCTGACGAAGAAGGACAAAGATTTATAGGACAAGTAGCTACTACAGGTGCTGTAAAAGTATGGAGATGTAGTGATGGAGTAGAAATACCTGTAGATTATGCTAATGTAGCAGGTTCAAATTTAGCTACCTATTTAATTCATACAAATTCTGATGAGATACAACCGTTAAATTTAAACGAAACAGTTTTATTTACAAATAGAACGAAAACAGTGGCAATGAAAAGTACATCCACTGATAAAACAAATGTTTCGATTAATGAAGCGTTTATTTCAATACGTTCTGTAGCTTATGGAAAACAATATTCATTAGATATATTTGATCCAGATGATAATAGTACTATTACATATAATACAGCTACATCAGTTGAATGTAAAAACCCTGTAGGTACAGGTAGTATACCTGGATATGCAAATGATGGTAAGTGTGCTGGACAACATAGAATGTCAGTACCTCCAAATAATACAAGTTCAGGTACAGCTATAGGAGCTACATCACCACCAAACGCAAGTTCAGGTGGTAAAAGTAATTTAAGATATGAAATTGATATACGTTGTGTACCTGTAAGTAATGGTACTGATTATGATGATTCATATCAAGGCTATGCTAAATTACAATGTGGTGGAGAAGGTTGGTCAACTGGTGATGAACATTCTCATACTAATTCAAAAGGTTCTTCTACTACAATAAAAGTTCTATCTCATGCAGCTATTACTGCTCGTGCTAATGTTGCTTTAGTAAGACCACCATCTACTTCTGCTGATGGTAATGAAATAGTAGCTTCAGAAACTATTATAAGTGGTATCAAGAATGCATTAGACGCTATTCCAGGTACAGGTATTACAACTACAATATGTGGTAATGGGTTACATTTATATAGAGCAACTCCATTTCAATTAACCACAGCAGAAGGTCAATTAATGGATATCATTACTACATCAGCTAATGATATAACCGAATTACCAAAAGCATGTAGACATGGATATGTAGTAAGAGTTGTTAATAGTGGTGAAGAAGAAGACGATTACTATCTAAAATTTAAAGCAGAAGGTACTGAAGAAGATATAGATCAAAGCGGTACTTATGCAAGAGCTGCTAGTGGATCTCTTTCAGGATCTTATACTAGGTCTGGTACAACGATAACTATTACAGATGCTGACCACGGATTAATAGTAGGAGATCAAGTTGTTTGTACGTTCTCAGGGGCTGCTACAGACGGTACATATACAATAGCGAATATAACTGCTGATACATTTACTGTTACGGATTCTGCTTCAGGTACTATTGGAGCCACTTCGATGACGTATACTCATGGTATATGTACGATCACCACTACAGCTAACCACGGTTTGTCAACAGGCGATATTGTTAGCTTAGATTATACTAGCGGAGCAGCCACTGATGGACAAAGAGAAATAATTGTAACAGGTAATACTACGTTTACAGTTGGTGATCTTTTACCTGGATCTATAAGCTCAGGTGAAACAGTAACATTTACACCTTATAGTAGATTCGGTACTGGTACTTGGGAAGAATGTGCAGCTCCTGATTTAGATATTAAGTTTGATCAAGATACTATGCCTCTTAGATTAAATAGAGGTTTACCTAGTACTCAATATACTATAGCTACGTCTGCTGTAAATACTAGTAATGAACAAATTACTATTACTGGTCATGGACGCTCTACAGGCGATGTCATCTTATATAAGAACGGTGGAGGTACCACTTTAGCCGGACTTACAGATGCTACTAATTATTATGTTATCAAAGTAGATGCTAATACAATTAAATTAGCAACTAGCTCAGCTAACGCAACAGCGGGTACTGCTATTAATTTAACAGGTACAGGTAATAATGCTCAGACTTTAATTTACGGATCTTATTCAATTAATGGTGCAGCAGCAGCTCATTATGCTAATGGTATATTTAGATTTGAATATCCAGCATGGGATGATAGAGATGTAGGTGATGATATTACTAACCCTAAACCATCTTTCGTTGGTAATACTATTAATAAAGTATTTTACTATAGAAATAGATTAGGATTTTTAAGTGCTGAAAATGCTATATTATCTAGAACTAATGACTATTTTAACTTCTGGGCTAAGACAGCTTTCGCTATATCTAATGCTGATCCAATAGATTTACAATCTAGTTCTACTCATCCTGCATCATTGTACGATGCTGTAGAAGTTAATAATGGTTTATTAATGTTCAGTGCTAATGAGCAGTTCTTGTTGTCAACAGATGAGTCTTTAATGACTCCAGAAACAGCAAGGATATCTTACTTATCTTCTTATGCATTTAATGAAAAAACTCATCCATTTTCTTTAGGTGTTACTGTAGGTTTCATAAATAGTACTGCTAAAAACAGCAGATTTTATGAAATGATTAATATACAAAGAAATTCTGAACCTGATGTTGCTGAACAAAGTAAAGTTATATCTAAATTATTTCCTGATGACATCGATTTACCTGCAGCTTCTACTGAAAATAACATGGTGTTATTTGGTACTCAAGATAATAATGAAGTATGGGGTTATAGATACTTTAACCAAGGTCAAAAAAGAGTACAATCAGCTTGGTTTAAATGGATTCTCCCAGGTACGGTAACTTTCCATACAATAATGGATGATGTATATTATGCAATTATTAAAAATAGTAGTAATTATACATTAGAATCTATTGATCTTAAGAAAGAAGATGATACAACATTAGTAGATACAGAAGCATATAAAATACATTTAGATACAAAATCAGTTATAGCTTCCGGTTCTTTAAGTTACGCTACTAGTACAAATAAAACTAAATTTACTAAACCTACTGGATATAACAGTTCATCTCAGTTAGCAGTCTATTGCCATAAAACTGGTTCAAATAAAGGTAGATATGCTGAAGGTACTATAGATGGTAGCGATATAACATTTGAAGGTGATTGGACTGGGCAGGATATTGTTCTAGGGTATTTATATGAAATGGAAGTCGAATTACCTACAGTATACGTACAACAAAAGGAAGGTTCTAGTGTACGTTCTGAGACTCGTGGGTCTCTAATAGTACATAGATTGAATTTTACTTTTGGAACTGTTGGTCTAATAGATGTTACTTTAAAAAGAAAAGGTAGATCTGATTATACTAAGACTTATGAGTCTATAGAATGGGATAGTTATAGTGCTAGTTCTTTAGGTATAGCAGAAGATTATATACATACTATACCAGCTTATGATAAGAATACTAATTTAAGTGTTCATTTAAAATCTTCCCACCCTGCCCCAGCGACACTCCATTCAATGACATGGGAAGGGGATTATAATTCTAAATATTATAAACGTGTCTAAATACATTCACCCGATGACAATGGAGGCTGCTGTTGAAGTGGCCTCTAATCTTCTTCCTGATGATTATAGAGAAGTGTTTGAAGGCCATGGCCATTTCCCACTTTTCTTAATCCCCATGACAGCTTTCAACGGTGATGCAGTTTGGTTTGAAGTACCTAACGGCAAGACTGCCGGATTAGCTGGAGTGCATGATAATGGTCAAGTATGGATGTTATGTACACCCGCAATATATGACTACCCATTAACCTTTGCACGTGAAGCCAAACGATTCATAGAAAGCAGAGAAGAAAAACTTCTTTGGAATATTGTAGATAAACGGAATACTGTTCATCTAAAACTTCTAAAGTTCCTGGGATTTAAGTTCTTACGTGAACTTGAACATGGTCCCAACAAATTAACCTTTATAGAATTTTGCCGTGTGCGATCCAGTAACAATAGGAACATTCGCGATATCAAGCGCAAGTTCAATTTACCAGCATAACCAAAAAAAGAGACAAATTAGAGAAGCTAATAAAGCTAAATTAGCTAATTGGGATGAAACTAAAAAACAGTATTTTAATGAAATAACATTAAAAAATACTAAGTGGAAAAATCAAGTACAAGATACTGAAATAGCTATAGATAATCTATTTGCTGCTCAAGCTAAACAATGGGAAACACAAGATTTAGCATTACAAGAAGCTATAGATGCCCACGCTTTTAATAAAGTAGAGTTAATAAAACAGATGTATGAAGCTGAATATGCTGGTGAACAAACTGGTGTAACAGCTCAACGTAAAGCTAGAAGTTCTATTCGAGATGCTGGTATGGCTTTAACTAAGTCTGTTCGTCAAGCAATTATTGCACAAGATAAAACTAATCTTTCTAAAGAAGTAGGTTTACTTGATGTTGAAAATAAACGTAGAGCAGCATGGATGAAGACACGACAATCTCCTATACCTGGAATGCCCCCACCACCACCAGAACTTAGTAATATACCTGGTAACCATGGTTTAGCTTTGAAATTAGCTTTATCTGCAGCTTCATCTACAGTAACTGGTTTACAAGCTGCGAAAGCTGCAAAAGAGGCAAAAGACATGAAGGACTTAATTATGCAGAATATTACAAATCAAGGACAAAATAAGGCTACAAACACGGGGATTGGTTACGCAGCTGGAAGCTATATGGAACAGATGAACATGAAGAATTTATATAATCAGGATATGAATCGTAAAAATCTAAATACATTAACATCTAATTTTTCTACTAATCCAGGAGACGCACTTTATCCAGATATGGGGATTAACCAACCCCTAGGTTTCTTGAATCAAAATTATAAACCTACATTAAATTGGGGGGATTACTACGTATCATGAGTACCTATGATGAAGCTATAGCAGGTCTTATTAATGCAGGACGAATAAGTACTACTACACAAAAAACGTGGAACACTCAATCTGCTAAAAATAAGATAGATAAAATAACTGACGAAACAAAATTTATTCTATCTGCTTCTAAAACTGCATTAGAGACATGGGGTAAATTTCAAGATTATAGAATCGCAAAACAATCAGGTGAATTAACAGACGCTTATATTCAAGAAAAATATGGTATAGAAGAAGCTAAAACAACAGATGAAGTTTTACAGAAATCAACTAACGTAAGTACTGCTTTAAATAGCATAGGTGTAGATGCAAGGAATAAAGGAGTTTCTAATTCAAAATTCCAAACCATGCTTGCTAATGCTAACCCTAAAGCAGTAGCTGATGTTGCTAAAATAATACTTAGTGAATCTGCTGGTAGATATAAAAGTTTTGTAGAAGATTCTCTTAAGAATAATACACAAAAAATAAACGTTGGTGGAGTTGATATACCAATAAATCAAATCAATACTTTACCAACCGGGCATTATGCAGCAAAAGTTCAAGCTTTAAACCAAGTAATTAAACCAGCTTTTTATGCTAAAGAATTTGGAAATAATTTTAATCCAAGTGTTGTAGAAAATTTTATTGGAGAACGAATAAGAAAAGATACTACTGATTTAGTAGGTGTCTGGGAAGAACAAGAAGATATTAATGATTCTGCAACCAATCGTAATAGAGGTTACAATAGTTTACTTGTTGATATTAAAGCCATAGATCCAGAAACTAAACAATCTAAGCTTACTGCTGATGGTATAATAGAATTTGTAAGTGTAATAGCTAACGGAAAAGATTTAAAAGGTAAGCATATTGGCTGGGAAAGAGCTTGGAAAGACTTTATGCCTGACTATATGAAAGGTTTTTATAACCAAGGATTAAATGAAGAAATATGGAACAAGCTTATTAACCAGGAAATAACTTCAGGTATTTATAAAGGTAAGACATTAGCAACAATACGGTCAAAAGAGTTTGGTCAAGGTGGTACTTTTTCATTAATCAGAGATGAGGTTGTAAAAAAACAAGTAGCACGAATTGAAAACGAGAGAGGTAATAATCATATTCTTAGACAAGGTGAATACATACAACAAATTACAAGAACTTTAGAAACTGAAGGTTATGAAAAAGCACAAGCAGAATATAATATATTACGTAATCGGTTGAGTATATTTCAAGGAGAAGATAATTTAGGTCAAATACTAGATCAATGGTGGGAACGTCAAAGACCAGAAGCTCAACAGAATCAAGAGATTAAGGAAGTACTGAAAGAGATTACAGCTGAACCAGGTTCTGAGGTTGCTGAACAATATAGACATCTGAATAATGAGGTTATCCAAAGCAGATTTAGGTTTCAAGATGCAGTTACAGAGAATGAAAAAATACAAACACACATCAAAGAATTGAAAAATACGTTCGTTCAACAATTAGGATTTCAGAATTCAGATGGCAGTGCTAGAAACCTGACTGCTCAAGAAGCTATTGGATGGCGAGAACTTGAAAATAATTATCGAGCTGATTTACTTACTTATTACAACGATAATAATCAGAGATTACCTATTGGGAAGGAATTAGAAGCAATACAAAGTCTAGCAGTAAAAGAATTTACAGAGCAAACTGATAAAGGCGGGAAATATTATTGGGATTCGAATATGCCACAAGGTTCGAACCAAGTTAATGGTTTTGTAAATATAAATAAAGCTAATTATAGTAATGTAAAGTTTGAGAATAAAGACCTTGATCTTGAAGGAGAAAGTAAGTTACCATATCATCAAAGATATAGCAGGATGCAGGATATACAAGCATATAGAGATATATTCCAAACTGTTAAAGGTGATAGTACTTGGTATCAAGCTTTAATTGATGGTAAGTTTGATTTCTTATCTTCTGCTGATACAGATCTTAATAAGATAAACGAAAATGGCTGGCCTGATGATATTATATATTTAGAAATGGCTTCTGGAGGTAATTTACATAGATCAGAAATTGCAAGAGCTTTACATGACGGAGAAAATAATGATCCATTAAAATTAAACGATAAAGCAAGTGAATTATTATGGCAACATAAAATAAAATCATTAACGCCAGGTTGGCTTGGAAATACTGGTATAAACGAAAGACAAAATAAAATAAAAGAATGTGTTAATAAAATGGGTGAAAGTGATTTTTGGTCAGCCTTTATGCCACGTGGCGACGAAATCGATGCATGGGAAGGTGGTAGTAATTGGTTCGGTTCAGCTTTAATAACACAACTTTCGTCTGAATTAGGTACAAATGTATGGGGAGATATTAACGTTGGGGAAGTAGATTCGTTGTTAGATTCTTTCGATCAAGAAATGATTAAGCAATTGTGGACTAATGATGAGTGGCATTTCAATTTAGCTGAATTTGATTTTAATTTAGCACCTCTTGAAGAAGGTGTAATTGGTACTTTCGATCAGTACGCTAGGGAATTATGTAATACCAAATACGGTATACCAAACTAAAAACAAATAATTATGGCAAATCCTTACGAGGAGAGTTCATCACTTTTAAATGAAGGTGTACAAGAACCTGAACAAGAAGATTCTAATATAGAGTCTTCTCCACTATTAAATACAGAAGATACTACTAAGGTAGCAGAGTTACCACCACCAAGAGTGGAAGTACCCAGTTCACTTGCAGGTGGAGGTACAAATGAATCCGAATCAAATGAAACATCTGGAACATCTTCTGATGTATCCGAACCATCTGATTCAAATAAATTTGCTGAGTTAAGATCTATTAAACGTGATAATACTCTCAGCAGAGAAGAGAAAGAGGCTGCAATTGAAGCATGGTCAATGAAACACCACGGTGTGGATTGGCAAACATGGAAGCGACAAGAACAGGAAAATAATGGTATAGCAAATTATTTAACAAATAAAAGTGTAATATACCGTCCTGAACAAATGTCAGCTATAGCAGCTGGTACTGTAGATTTCTTTCAACGTGATATACCAAATTTATTCCTTCAAGGTAAGCATAAAATACCTTCTTTTATACCTAAATTTGAATCTGAAGGTGCTCAGTCTTTAAGAGATGTATCATCACTTATTGTACCTTTTTTCATATTAAAAGGAAAAGGAATGCAAGCTGGTGCTAAAGTACATAGTGCTAAAGTAGCTCCAGTTTGGTTACAAAGATTAGGTAACAATCCAGCATTTGCAAGATTTTCTAAAGTTGGTCTAGATTTAGGCGTAGGCGGAGCTGTTGATTATACAGCTCAAACTAGCCAAGACGATGATACTTTGGCCACTAGTTGGAAACGAGGTAAATGGTGGGGTCATAACTTTATACCAGAATCATGGACATCAGATAATTTATCTCCAGATGGTAAACGAAGAGCTAATGTACTAGAAGGTATAAGACTTGGTTTTTATACAGGTGTAGCCGAAGGTGCATTTAAATTAGTACGAGCTGGTAAAAGTATTAAAAAAACTACTAAATATTTAGCTGCAAATTCTCAAAATCAAGAAAAATTAAATAAATATGTTGACGATCCACTTGATACACAAATCTTTGATGATGATCCAGTAACTGATAATTTACTTAGACAAGAAGCTAAATATGATAGAGAAGTACAAAAACTAACTGCTTATCATAATGTTCTTACAGAGAACCCTACCGGACCAACAGTAGGTATACATAAAATAAAAAATCAATCAGAAGCAGGTATTATCCCGCGTAGTGGTGACGGTATCATAGGAGCAGCTAAAGATCAAACTTTAATATCAAAAAATCTAGGTACGGTTAATGGTAGATTAAGTAATTTATTAAGTGACGCTGCTAGAAAGTTTGGTTTAAATTCAGACGCTGTTACTGAACGTGCAATTTTAAAAAACTTAAGAAAGAAATTATTAGACATCGGTGAATATGATGTTAACTTACCAAATGGTAAAAGATTAAGTTGGAAAGAAATTGATCGTGAAGGTAAAATATTAGCTGAAGTTATTGCCGATCCAACTCTACCTAAAAATGAGTTAGTTAAAATATTAAATAATTTCAAAGAAACTGTTAATGGTGTAAAGAAATTAAATCCAGTAGGATATAAGGCTGTCTCTAAAGCTATGATAAGGTATTTAGATGATTGGGCTGATATCAATATGCATAAAGCTAGAGCATATTTACTTACATCAGAAGCTGGTCAAATATCAGATTTATCAGAAGGTATGAGATATATTGATGGATCTGAAGGTATAACTAGAGCAAATGAACAGTTATTAGATCGTTTAGAATTATTTGAACTTGAAACTTCTATATCAGATTTTGAATGGAAAAGTAGAAATAAAGCCTTTGAATCTTTTAAACAAGCTATAGAAAGTGGGGATCAAAAATCTTTACTTAGAAAACTTGATTTATTAAATGAGAATTATAATGAAAAGCTTACTGATATAATAAGTAAATCTAAAGAATTCAGAGCAACCTTAGCTGATATACAAGTAAATAACCCTGAATTTGCTAAGTCTTTAAGACTTGCTTATGAGTTATCTGATGGAAATGTACAGACTATTAAAGGCATTAATAGAACAATTGAAAATATGCTTGGTACATATTCCAAAGCTGTAGTAGATGGTGCTCCAGAAATACCTTCTATATTTAATAGAGCAGTGATGACTAATATCTTCAACTCTATGCTATCAGCTATAGGAACTCCTATAAGGGCTTTACAAGGTAACTTCGGTGGATTTATATCAGAACCAGTTAGTGTGCTGTATGGAGCCTTAAGAGAGGGTGATACAATTGCAATGCGTAGAGCAGCTCATATGTATTTTGGGATTGCTGATACATTTCAATTAGCACTACCTTATGCAGGTCGTATATTTAGAAAGGCATCTATGAATCCTGATGAAGTTCAACACTTATTCCGTAATGATTTAGCTATACAAAAAGCAAGGAATATGGAATTTGCTCAGGAGTTTGCTAGAGCTGCATCAGAAAAAGGTGAGTACGGTGCTCAAACAATATTAAATCTAGTAGAAGAATTAGAAGCATTAGGTAGAAACCCTGTATTAAGGTTTGGTCCAAATGCTATGACAGGTTTAGATGGTTTAACAGAAGCTACACAAAAAATCGCTCAAGATAAAGGTCAAGCTTTTGATGAATTATTAAAACGATTCCCTGATGGAAACTGGACTAAAGAAGACTTCAGAAAAACTTTCAAAAAAATATGGGATAAGAATTGGACAGAAGACGGTCTTATACATCAGAAATCAGTAGAGTATGCAAAACGTGAGATAGCTCTTAACTTAGACACACCATTAGTTAGAAATTTAAATCCTATACTAAAACGTTTCCCAGTTTTAAGAAGTATATTCTGGTTCCCTACAACTCAAATGAATGCACTTGATATGTTTGGGAAATATGGTAATTTTAGTAGAGTTAAAATAGGTACTGATTTTACTGGTGAATATGCAGAATTATTAGGTCCATACGGTCAGAAAAAGATAACTGATTTCAGACCTGATGAAATACGTCAGATTCTAGCGAAACGTGGTATGGATATGACAGGTGATGTATTAAGTAAAATAAATCATCTTAGATATAAAATACGTGGTAGAGTTGCTATAGGTAATACAGCTATCATAGGTGCTGGTCTAATGGTATCTCAAGATCGTATTAGAGGTAATGGACATTGGGATAAACAAATACAAAAGACTAGATTATCTCAAGGTTGGAAACCTTTAACATATAAAGGATTAGATGGTAATTGGCATAGTTATGAATGGTTAGGACCATTATCTAAATGGATCGGTTTAGTAGTTGATGGCTTCGATAATTTTGATAGTATGAGTACTACAACTTTAGAAAAGTTTGAAAAGAAAATGGCCTTTATATTAGGTGCTGCTATTACTGACGATTCATTCTTAAGTAATCTAGAACCTGTATTCAGTATACTTTCTGGTAATCCTGCTGCAAGAAATAGATGGCTTGTAACAATGACTAATGCAGCATTCCCTGGAGCTGGCTTTAGAAATGAATTAGGTAAAAATATGTACGGTATGTTACGTGAAGTTGAACAAGAAGATATTGGTCAATTAATGCGTAATAGAAATAACTGGTTAGATAGTGTAGATCCAGAAGGTGCTTTACCTGCTGTTATAGACTGGGTAACTGGTAGACCTGTACCACAAGGTATGGGTAGTTGGTTTGGTAGAGTTAAAAATACTATGACTGGATTTAAAACATATCCTGGTCAAACACCTCAAGGTCAATTTCTTATAGATATTGAATTTGATTCAATACCTCATTTTACAGTATCAAGTGGTGGAGTACAATACACTGTCAAGCAAAAAGAAGAACTCGGAAATCTTATGGGAAAAGACGGATTCTTTAAAAAGCAACTTGCATACATCATGAATTACGCAGAAAAATTAACATATACCGATCAGAACACAAATAAAACTTATACAGGTTATGTAAATATAATGCGTTATTTCCGTGAAATGGGATTAACAGGCGAAGAGTTTGATGATTATGGTGGTGTTAAAAGCAGACTTGATTCAGCTCTTGGTACCGCAAAACGTAGAGTAGAATTACAATTATCAGATGCAGATGAAATAAGAGCCGAAGAATCTGATATTTATAGAAAAGAACAAGCAGTTAAAAGAGGTGATTCTTTATCCGTCTTTGAACTTATACAACCAACTCCTATGAATAATTAAATGGCACACGTAATAACACTTTCAAAAGCATATAGCGCAAATACAGGTGCCGCTAATACTTATAGCTGGTCAGGAAGCTTTGATGTTTTCAAGGAAACTGAGGTTATAGTTGAATTAGACGGTACTGCATTAACCTATACAGCCACTACTATAAATGAATCTGCATCACCCAGACAATACTCAGTAAATTTATCTGGTAAAACCATCCATATCGGTGGTGCTGATTTATCTAGTGGTACAATCAAAATATATCCTAGAACAGATTTAGGATCACCAACAGCACGAGCTACTTTTAGTGCAGGATCTAGTGTAACTGCAAGCGATCTAAACGCAAACCAAACTCAAGTTCTACGGAAAGTAATGGAAGTAGATGCTGAACTTGGTGAAATTGCAGGAGATCATTGGAATGTTACTACAGAAACATTAGCTAGTTCTGAAACATTTGTAGATAGTGATAGTTATATAATGACAGCAGCAGCTATTCAAGATCGAATAGATGCAACTTCACCAGCCCTTGTTGATACCACTAAAGTCGCTAAGGCTGGTGATACTATGACTGGTAATTTAATAATAGATAATGCTAAGGAAATTAGATTTAGTGAACCTGATGCTTCAGGATCAAATTATACTGCCTTTAAAGCTCAGGCTCAAGGTTCAGATATAACTTTAACATTACCAGCCGCCGCCCCTGGCACAGGTAAGTATTTAAAAACTAATGATAGTACAGCAACTACTCTTGAATGGGGAGACGCTGGAGTTGGAGCCACTGGTGGTGGTGACGACATAGTATTTTGGGTTAATGAACAAACTGTAGATCATGATTATACTATTCCAAATAATCGAAATGCAGGAAGTTTTGGACCTATAACAGTACAATCAGGTAAAACCGTCACTGTAGGTGCCGGAGAATATTGGACGGTGGTTTAAACTATGGCAATTACAATTAATGGTAACGGATCAATTACCGGAATCAGTGCAGGTGGATTACCTGATGGAACAGTAGATACAGACATGCTATCTGATGATGCAGTGTCAATAGCAAAAATGGCTGGTCTTGCTAGAGGTAAAATTATTGTTGGTGATGCTTCTGGGAATCCGGTAGCTTTAACCGTTGGTAGTTCAGGTCAGGCATTAAAATCAGATGGTACTGATATAGCTTGGGCTACAGATTCTGGAGGTAAAATTCTTCAGTATCAACATGCAGCAGCGAATACATCTTCAGATACAAGTGGAACTACTTGGATAGATACTGTTTGTACTGATACGATTACTACGACGAAGTTAAACAGTAAAATATGGGTAACTGCGACATTTATAATCTTTCACATGAAAGATACTAATGATAGCCGTGCTGGTACTAGGTTAAGAAGAGATGA